ACTTCTTGTGCTCTAGCTTGTCTAGTACTTTGTACAACATCTTCAGTATTAAGAATGATTTCAGGTACTCCGAATATTTTAGCTGTATGTCTAAGGAGCATATCTCCATTAACGTTATCTAGAATTTGTGGTTGTATTTGTGCAATAGGTCCTACTATTTCCATAACTCTGATAAAGTTATTTGTTTCAGTGGCCCGTTGTGCTTTAGCTATTTGTGAAGAGTAAACTACTTCTACTAATTCTCCCTGCAATTCTTTAGGAACAAGTATTTTCTTTTTCTCAATAGCAATCATCATGGTTCTTTCAATAAGTGGTTTAAGAAGCTCGAACTGTTGTCTACCAAGTACTGGACCCATTAGACGAAGTTTCTCTTCTGTTCTCTGCATAACTTCAGTAGCGGTCATTTGAGGACCTTCGTTTAATTGAAGTTGGTCAATGAAGAATGCTTGTCTGATTCTTAAACGAATGTCATCCATTAATTGGAATCCAAAATCTACGCGACCTTTTGTTTCAATAGGAACTATTCTATCTTGTGTCCCTGCTCTATAGTACGTTACTCCACCCGGATTCAAATCAACAGGAAGAATAAATCCATCGTCTGGAACCATGATAGATGGGTCTACTACTTTTTGTGCTCCACGAACTGTTGTAAGCATAACAGTATTAATCATCTTCGTATCTGGAAGAGACTTCATTCCGGGTGAGCGTCCGTAAACTTCTCCGGAAACTTTAGACCAACGTGGAACGCAATATGGAAATGTTTTAAACCCACCTTCTTTAAGTGTAGTCTTTTCTCCGTCTTCGAAATATATGGAAACAAAATTGAATCCCTTTGCTATATTTATTGTATCTACATCTTCTCTTGGTCCAACATAGTGTATGATTCTAACTTTAGATTCTTCGTTAGTTTTGTACATCTTTTTTGTTTTATCTGAGAGTCCTTCTATTCCAAACTCTTGTACTGCTTGACGAATAGACATTTCTATTTCTCTATAAACTGTATCTACAAAACCTTTGTTATTTTCTGCGATATAGAAATTAGAAATAGGACATGCGTGGAATCTAAAAACTAATTCTGCATCTTCTTCTATTCTAAGTAGTGCTGTTCCAAATGAACCTAAGTCTAAATATATTTCATGAATCTCTGTCTGGAAATTGGAATTATTCATTAGGTCATGTAACTTTAGAGTTGCTTCTTGCAACCACTTTCTAATTGCATCCTGCATATCTTTCTTTGGGTCGCCTGTAGTAAGGGCAAACCACTGAGATGCCGGATTAGTTAGCATCGAATGTAGAGCTGACGCAAGCAACTCATTCGAGTGAATGGCCGTAGCATCGTATAGATTTTGAAATTTCTTTTCGCCCGGAGTAACTACAAATTTATTTGTTACATCGTCCTTATCTGGAATAACATAATTAGCCACTTCTTGCCAATGGGCTTCCCATGTTTTTCGGTCATTCCTCAACTGATTCAAATGCGTATTGAGTTTTTCTGTGTTCATGAATTACCTATTTTGTTAAGAGTGTATTTGTAGTCGCTGTTCGTGTGTCTGTCCTTCCTAAAGCAGAGCGTATTTCATTAAGTCTATTGAGATAGTACTGTGTTGTTGCATCATAGTTTTTAAATAGACTTTCTCTAGTTCCTATTCTTCCGGCATCAACGGCATCTGTTTTTATATGAGAGCCACTGACTGTAACTGGAGCCTCAGACATTCCACCGTACGTGTTGGCGAAATTTTCAACTCCTTGCCTGTCAGTAATATTTAAAAGGGATGGGTCTACGTTTTCAGTAGATAAAGAAGCATCTACGTTCTTCATAGATTTTGTTAGATTATCTTTTCCGTATAGTGTATTTGCACTCATCTTCTACCCCCGAATATATCATAGTCCATGATTGCCTTCTTTGGCAAATTATTCCTTGACATTTTAATCTGATTAGGAGTTACTCCTACAGCCATATATCTGAAGCTATCGGCACTATTTGAAGCCCAGTCATGCTTAGGTTTATCCATAAATATCTGGTTCTTAGCGTCCCATTTCTTCTGATAGTTCTTCAAAGCAAGCAGTCCCCTATGGCACTTAATAGCATCAAACCAACACTTTGGCAAGAAGATACGCGATGCGTGGATACCATCCTCTACAGAAAGTTTAGGGATTATGTGAAGTCTCTTCAACCCTAGTTTCTGTAAAGTCTCAAGTCTACTTCTGCCTGTTCCTAGCTCTCGTGCTTGTGCATCATGAGGAAGTCCATGTTCCTCGTATATGTATGGCTTCTTCTGTAACTCTCGTACGTACCAATCTAATCCGACTCCCGACATTTCAAGATGGTCGATGATGTGGTGTTCTTGGCCCACTTGTTGATGAAACCAAATGGCAGTAGTATCACCAATGCCAAGGTCCCAAAAGGTATCCACACTAACATTAGGGTCATAAGGTACAACCCCAATCCTTTTTTCCTTCTCCGCAATATCAAGAAGTTTTCCATAGTAGGAGCCAACAAGAGCTGCTGTAAAACTACACTCGTATTCTTGTTCATATTCTTCCTCCGACATCTCTGCTTTCGCTGCCATTAATTCAGTTGCGTTGATGATATTTGTTTCTGAGGCTTTGAATATGGATGTGTACCACGTATCCGATGTCTTCGCGTACTCGTAAATATCGAAGAAGTGGTTCTGACCTTTAGGAGTTCCAATGAAGATGGCCCAACCCAATCTATCAGACAGAGCTGGGCGCACCACCTGTGACCATACAGATGGGTCACACTCGGCATATTCGTCTAAGATGATTCCATCTAGATAAATGCCGCGCAGTGTTCCGGGGTTTTCTGCTCCTAAGAGCATGAAACGAATTCTATTTCCATCTGGCATCGTTATGTCGATTCGTAACTCGGCTTCATTAGCAACTCTACCGGGAATATTTTTAGTATATTCCTTCAAGTAATCCCAAGCAACACGCTTCGCTTGTCCGTATGTAGGAGCGAGATATGCGTATTGCGGATTCTTCAGCGTGCTTCGTAGTCCTTTGTCCACCATCTCATTGATTGACCAAACCGTTTTACCAAACCGTCTATGACAAACAATAACGTTGAATCGTTTGACGCTTCTATGAAGAACGGCTTGAAGTGGACGAGGACAGTATCCTGTAGAAACTTCTTTTACAGTTGTATTATTATACATAAAAAAGATTGTATTACACAAATTTCCATATTACAATATATTTGTGCCTCTAAAATTGGAGTGTCATCATGGATAATCCGGAGATAATCGCCGCTATATCGTGTACCCACTTTCCTTATCATCATCCCGATACCATGCCTTTTCTTCGAAAAATAAACGATGTCTTTAAGCCTACCCTATGGGTACACCTTGGCGACGAGAATGACGGAGCCGCTTGGAAATATCATGAAGTAGACCCAGACATGGACTCCGCTGGAACAGAACTAACTAAACTAAGATACTATATACAAGAGTTAGCAGACTTCGTACCACGCATGTTCGTAATGGATTCTAATCATGGTAATCTTGTTTATAGAAAAGCCAAGACGGCTGGTCTATCTAGAGAACAGGTTCGGTCTCCAAAGGAATATCTAAAGTCCCCAGAAGGATGGGTATGGATGCCTAGGCTAGAACTAGAGATAGACACAGGGCATAACTCTAATACTAAGAAATTCCTATTCCAACACGGCTCTACCCAAGCCCTAAAGATTTCGCGCGCTAGGTCAATCTCCGTAGTCCAAGGACACCTACATACCGAATTTTATATACATTCTTGGGGTGAGTCTCATAATTTGAGATACGCGGTGCAAGTAGGTTGCCTAATAGACGACGCGTCACTAGCATATGCTTACAACAAAACAAACGTATTGCCCCCTATCCTTGGAGCCTGTATACTTATAAATGGAAACCCAATGCTTGTCCCTATGCGTCTAGGTCTTGATGGTCGATGGATAGGAGTATTATGAAAACTAAATTTCGAAAAGTATCTGTAGAAGAGCAAGGTAAAGGAATAGTCCCAAAGTTCTTCAACATCCTAGGACAAGTATATAACGTCCTAATCCGACCAATAGAACAAACTACGAACAGTGGCAAAGAGGCTGGAGGTCTATGTGATGCAAAAGGAATGATTCTAATTCACCCCGAGTGCGTCTTCGAACTCTCCAAATCAAATAGAATCCTCATTCACGAATTCATACATGGCGTGCTGTACCGATGCGAACTAGACGCTCTAATTACTGATGAGATGAATGAGCAGATTACTTCCCAGATTACAACTGCTCTTCTGGAGAACTGGGATGTTCTTCCAAAGAAATATCTTGGTCGGCAACGACTTCCGAGACAACGGAAGATTGAGCCTCAATCGTAACCGGAGTCCTATCAATCCCTGTATTAATCACTATCGTAACGGCCCCAGCGTTAGCTGGTCCGGTATCTTGCTTCGCTCCGTATTCCTTTGGCGCGAGTCTCTCTGCTGCCCACTTCAACGTATCAACCTGTAGCTTCGCGAATGGTACATCCTCTTTAGGAACTGGATTGCACTCCTCCGGATTAACGATACTAATCGCCTTATCAAAGAACCAATCCCCTCGGTCCTGTCTCGCCTCTACCAACTTCTTAGCAAAGTCCGGATGATTGTGCTTCCATTTATAAATCACACTGACTGGCGGCATATCGTCCATCTCCGCTATCTGTGTCAGCGATTTCCCAGTCCGGTATGCATCGGCTATGATGTCGCCAATTTGGACAGTATACCTGTAGTTTTTGGTCAACACCATGCTCGGCTCGTGGATGACGGATTCCCCAGTGAGGAGGTTGACCGTTTCGAACTTGCCAGCAGCATTACGAAATGTATATTCGTTTACGTCTACAATAGATGGTGCGTTGTCCATACTCCCAGAATAGATGGGAAGTTGATGTGTGTCAAGAGATTATATTGGATGGTGGAGCGGGGATGGAATTGAACCACCTTAATTCCCAAACGAACACGCCCCATGAATAGGACTCGTGTGTTTCTTAATGCTGCAGCATGAAACCAAATTATGCCTAAATTCCACGAGCCCCTTCCAGTGTATCGTATAAGGACGATAATACAAGAAGAAAGTATCGTAGTGCAATGCGTTAAGTGAGATTTGAAAAATTGTTATTAGAGTCGGGGTTCACCATATACGCGCTTACGTTCTTAGGATTTTGGGGGTATACCCCCCTCGCGCCTATACGCGCGAACCAAAGACCCCCCTACCTAATTAATCAGCTATCCCTAGGCCAGAGGCTCGGGGTTCTATATGAGCACTAGGGTGGGGGTAGCATGGCATATTGTCATTGCTATACTATTGAAGCACGAACATCGCACCTCGATTGATGCACCGCGTTGAACTAACACTGACCGATTGATTCAGTGCGTTGACGACATGGCTCGTGACTCGCGCTGTCAATTGCCATAGTCTAGGACTATGCTGCCATAGAGTAGGGTAGTCTATGCTCGATAGTCTATGTTGGATAGGCTATATACACTATGGTTCATAGGCTATGTTGCCATAGATTATATAGTCTATGGTTCTCGGTGCGCTGCGTTTGACGCAGATATGGAATTGGTGCTATAAATATCACTTCACGCAAAGCGTCGAGGTGTAGCTATTTGCAATTGTTCATGAATTTGGCAATGACGCACCTGCTGGATATGAAAATTAAAAAAACGCCTATTAATATATATATATATTACATATTACATGTATCCAATATATTGAGTAGACAGTGTTTTTCCATGTATTAAATATAGCAATTATCATATTTATCATATCTAGCATTGTGTCAACCGAATCAATTTCCAGTAGTTATCTAATGGCATGAAAAATGAACCATTCATATTTATCATATTTATCATATCCAGCATCGCATCACACGTCTTTCCAACTATTTGGCAGCACCACGAGCCGCGCCCCTCGAACCTATGCCGATAGACTATATAGACCTGAAAGCACCGCACAACGAATCACGCATTGCATGGTGCATTTTGCGTCCGTTTTGGTGACATTTTGCACCACCACCGTCAAAACACACAACGCATCAAAACGTGATTTCAATTAGTTGCGTTGGCACGTTGATTGCATACTCATTTTCGTCCGAGCAACAAAATAAATGCGCCGCAAAAGGAAAATACATGATACTATTAACTATTGACAAAAGAATACATCTAACATTTGCAAGCACGGATAAACTAGTGTCATTCCTAACTGAATGGCATAAAATGTATGGTAATGAAGTATCAATATCTATAACTAGGAAGTAAGCAATGGGACTAGAATTTTTTGCAATCATGAGTATATTAATAGTGTGTTCAACGGCTATTATCCATATCTAATAACAATAACTTAAAAGGAGTTAGCATGAAAAATTTAGATTATCTTAACCTTGACGAATTGAATGACAATGAACTACTAGACCTAATCAATAGCACATGCATTGACCAGATTGAAGAGTAGGATTACTACCAATAGCATTACCAAGGTAGTGTTATTGGATAGTGGTTTTACCACATGGGAATATCCTACCCAATAACTAGGATTATACTTATGCACCGAGCCTTTAGGCATACTCTGCTTAAGCTTGGTAAAAGGACTTACGATGACAACAACAAGTACACCACGCACCAACGTAACAAACATGGCAACTCCAACAACTGAAGAGCTATTAGCACAAATTAAGCTACTAAGTGAACAAAACACCGCCTTAAAACAATCCCAAGCCACAAACACGGGCCTTGGTATCAAAATCAGCGAAAAGGGCTGTATCAGTGTCTACGGACTTGGCAGATTCCCTGTCAGTCTTTACAGAGATGGATGGATTAAACTAATTGCTAAGATGTCGGATATTGAGAAATTCATGGCCGATAATAAAGCCAAACTTGATACGTTCACCAAGCCCACTAAAACTCCAGTAGTAGCTTAGTAAACTATTCACTCATGGGGTAAGCATAGGATTTCTCCTTTAAACTATGCTTGCCTTATGGGATGAATGGCTTACGAATTAGTAGGTCTTAATTATTTACTGGAGGGAACCTA